GAATATGAGTACCCTGAAGATGGATCAATTGTTGCCAACACCGTTTACGCATTAGGCGCTGGCAGTAATGAGGGCAAACTAATTGCAATCGCGCAAGACATTACTAAATTATCTACGGGTTGGGCGTTGCTAGAAACTACCGCTAATTATTCAGATATTACAGATCAAACCGTTTTAGACAATTTGGCTATTGCTCAATCGGTTGCTACCTCTTATCCTCCAACAGTTCTTAAAGTAGTAGTACCTGCCTATGTTGATCCTGTATTTGGATCTTATGAGGTAGGTGATGACGCTCGTATAATTATTACTGATAGCCGTTTTCCTAATACACTAGATGAGATTTACCGTATTGTTGGCTTGTCGGTTCAACCAGGTGAAAATGGGCCTGAACGCGTGACCTTAACCCTGGCGCAAGGAGCAGGTGAAGCATAATGCCGTATTTAAATCAACCTCAAGATCTCAATAGAATTTTTACAGACATCTATAACCGTTTAAATAAATTAGAAACGGCAACCCGTTTCACATTTCCTAATGTAACTTCAGATCCAACTTACCCGCGCATTGGTGATGCGTGGCTAAACATTACAACTAACCAGGCAAAAATTGTAGATAGCACTGGCACTGTTCGCATCATTAGTTGGACATAACAGTTATACTTTTTCACCATGAACGCATTAGATTGGGCGGCTTTAGCCGTCAGTATCATCACCATTTTGGGCGGTTTCACAGCCGCGGTACGGTGGTTGGTTAAGCACTACCTGGCTGAGTTAAAGCCTAATGGCGGCACATCATTGCGAGATGAACAGAACCGACAGGGTGAAACAATCAAGCGTTTGGAAAGCCGCGTTGATGAAATTTATAGCCTGCTTCTTAATCGCCGCTAGTCTTACAGGGTGCGGGTATCAAGGTTATACACGCTACCCATGTCAGGAATTTGTAAACTGGGAAAAGGCAGAATGTAACCCGCCGCAATGTGAAGCGGTAGGACAATGTACAAAGGACTTATTACCTAATGTGGAGTTCCAAAATGGCTAGACGCAAATACACACCTGAAGAATTACATGCCCGTTTAATTGTCACCATAGGAATTTTGCTTGCTTTAGTTTTTGCAGGTTCAGTTTTTGCCATGCTGTACGCGTTGGTATTTGTCACGCAACCTATGGCGCAAGCCCCTAATGATGCGGCTTTTATTGATCTTGTTTCTACTTTATGCGTATTTTTGACAGGTACGCTTTCAGGCATTTTGTCGGCTAATGGACTAAAATCTAAACCAAAGCCACAGGAAGGAAACGAAGATGAGCCTAAATAAAGTCATAGAACTTTGTGAAGCATCAGTTGGTTACACAGAAAGCCCAAATAATGACACCACATTTGGTAAATGGTTTGGCCTTAACAATCAACCCTGGTGCGCAATGTCTGCATCAAAGATGTATTTTGATGCTGGAATTATCGCGTCAGTAGCCAACACCAAAAAAGGTTTTGCCTCATGTGATGCGTGGCTGAAGTACCTAACAAAGAACAATCAACTTGTGCCTCTTGGTCAGGCTAGGCGCGGGGATCTTGTGTTCTTCCAATTTGATGAAGATGCTCAGCCTGATCATGTGGGCATTGTTAAGTTCCACCATACAACGCTCAAGTACCTACAAGTATTTGAGGGCAATACCTCAAGTGGTAAATCAGGAAGCCAATCAAACGGTGATGGCTTTTACCTCAAGAGGCGTGACTATAAAACAATCATGGCGGTAGCCCGCCCAAAGGAGTAACAATGGAACAGAAGCACCTAGACATGTTGAAATCAGCAATTCGCCACTTTGCAGTTACCGCCGTTGCGCTTTATGCCGCAGGAGTAACTGACATTAAGGCACTTGCATTTGCTACTGCGGCGGCAGTTGTTGGCCCTGCAATCCGTGGCATTGACAAAAAAGACCCTGCATTTGGATTGGTTGCAGATGTAGTAACGGCAGAGATTGACAAGTTGGCAAAGGCAAGCAAAAAGCCGGCCGCCAAAAAGAAAACGAAATAGTAAACGGCCCCGCTAACGCGGGGCTTTTTACTTTGCGGTACGCTTTACTCAAGGAGGCAAACATGGCATTAGAAAACGCGTTTGTTGAAATTTTAAGCAAACGAAACATTAGGCGTGTAGGTGGCGTTTGTACTTATCAAGAAATGTACGACAATCTAACGGCAAATGATAAAAAAACATTAGATGAAGCGTGGGCAAAAGGTTATCCAGTCAGTTTAATTGTTCAGGCATTGCGGTCAGATGGCCACAAATGCAGTGCTGACACAATCAGACTTCATAGAAGCGGAACTTGCAGGTGTCCAAAAGAGTAGAAGAAGTTCTTGATGATCGCCAACATGAGTATGGAAGCGCTCGCAAAAACTTCACAGCCATAGGCCGCATGTGGGGTGCGCTTTTAGACATAGAGGACATTGATCCCGCCATTGTTGCGTTGATGTTTGATGCGGCAAAATCAGTGCGGATTACTGCAAATTTAGAACATGAAGATAGTTGGATAGACAAAGAAGGCTATACACACCACGGCAAAGAGATTGTGTTTACAAATGAGCCTTGAAAAAAGATTACAAGATATGCCTGAAGGCATAGAGTCGCAAGATGTTAAAGAACTACGCCAGGTAATTTTGCGATTACAAAAACAACTCAAACAATCTAAAGAACGCAGTGAAGATTTAGTAGAGGCAACACACCGCGGTGCTTATGACGCAATGATTGCGTTGGGTGCAGTTCCACCTGTTTCTGCGCCACAAAAAGACACACGCAAAATAAATGCGGAAGTGGCTTTGATCCACACAACGGATTGGCAAGGCGCAAAAGTTACAACCAGTTACAACAGTGAAATTATGCGTGAGCGCGTAATGCAGTTTTCTGAAAAAGTTGTACACCTTACGGATTTGCAACGCCACCATCACCCTGTAAAAGAGTGTGTAGTGATGTTTGGCGGTGACATGGTTGAAGGTTTGTTTAATTATCCTGCACAACTATGGCAAATAGACGCTTCATTGTTTGGACAGTTCACAACAGTTTCAAGGCTTTGCGTGGACTTTGTGCGCGAGATGTTAGCCAATTTTGAAAAGGTCACAGTAATTGCTGAGTGGGGAAATCATGGGCGCATTGGTGGCAAGCGCGCAGAAGTACCTAAATCTGACAATGTAGATCGCATGGTTTATGAAATGAGCCGCCAAATTCTTGCCGGAGAAAAGCGTTTAACCTGGGAAGATTGTCCTGAAGATATTCAAGAAGTTGAAATTGGTAACTATCGCGCCCTGCTCATGCATGGTGATGAATTGGGCCGCTCAGGATTTGCAAGCCCTGCGGCATGGATTGCAGGCGCTAACCGTTGGAAAGCGGGCGCACATGATTACGATTTTCACGACATTTTTCTAGGTCATTACCACCGACATGCACAAGAGCCAATCCAAAAGCATTACAACATTTATTGGACAGGATCAACAGAGTCAGATAACCGTTATGCGCGTGACTCAATGGCCGCTAGTGGCAAACCGTCACAGCGTTTGCATTTTGTAGATCCAATTAAGGGCAGAACAACAGCCCAATATCAAGTTTGGTTGGACTAATCTTCATCATCATCTGAATAATCAGATGTAATTAGGCGCATGTCAGAAACATCAACGCCCGCTTCTACGGCTTTGTCCATTGCGTCTTTAAAAGTAGATAAACAACGCCCTGTTAAATCACTAACCATGTCGGGATAAGTTGCTTCTGTTCCCAGTTCAACCATAAGACCGCCTAAGCGGATTGAGATTTGTGAATAAGCCATTATTTCCCCCTGGTTATAAGTATGCCATTACCGCCGCGCCACGCCGATAAATTACGGGTTCTTGTGTTTGTCGGTGTCATACGCTTCAATTGTCCTTACACGGGCTAGTTAGCCCCTAACAGGAAGGTTAGAAATGGCAAGTTACAAAGGCCCATTAGATTACATTGATGTAGCAACAAGAATTATTGAGTTTCGTGAAAAGTATCCAACAGGTTCATTACAGTCATGGAAAGACCCGTATGTAATTGAAGTAAAAATGCCTGATGGCAGTATTAAAAGTTACATGGTCTACAGCGCCGCGGCATACAGATCACCTGATGACTCATTGCCAGGCGTAGGGTGGGCATACGAGCCAATTCCAGGGCCAACCAATTTCACCCGTGACTCTGAACTACAAAACGCTGAAACAGCCGCCTGGGGGCGCGCAATGGTTGCCGCTCTTGCAGTGGACACAAAGAAAGGCATTGCATCATCTGAAGAAGTTCGCAACCGCCAAACAAAAACAACAGAAGCACCGCAAGCAAAAGCGCCTGCGGCAAAGCGCGAATACACAGAAGAAGAAAAGGCGAGCGCATTTGCAGTTTACAGTTTGGTTGAAACGCAATCAGATCTTGAAGAACTTAAAGCGGCGTGGCAATTGAACGCAGATCTTCTTGATGTTGTAATTAGCGGCGTAACTTTGCGTGATCACATTTTGGC